TGGACAAAGCATTCTATGATAAACAACATAAACTAAACATTGATGGCAATATAGTATTGAAAAATGGTAGTGAGATATGTGGTCCTGTCACAGTTGCTGCTCATTATACTAATGAAAACGAAAAGAAGAGAGAAATATATTTACTAAAACCAAGATACTTTCAACAGATGGTTGATGATTTTAGAAGAGCAAGTTTATATAAAAAATCTGATAGTTTTATTACTAAGAGATTAAAAGAAACTGGTTGACTTTTTTGACAAAAAAATACCCAGAAAATTTTTCTGGGTATTATAGAATTCAGTTTGCGAATTTGGATTTACTCTTCTGCAAGACGTGCAAAGTATGAGAGTGCATCGTCATCTTCAACGATTGCTTCTTCTTTCACAGGTGTTGGTGCTGCAGCAACTGGTGTTGGTGGTGCAACAACTTCATACTCTTCATCATCTACTGTAGGTGCTACTGGTCTTTGACCTATTGCAAGAACTAGATTGAGACGACGCTCAAGATCTTCATAAGACTTGAACTGATCCTTAGAAGTGAATGCTTCTAATGAGTGTTGTGATTTCCACGTTGCTTCCAATTCAGAATCATCTGAACTAAGAGCACTAACACTATCAAACTCACTACTGTCATAGTTCCAGTATCCTGCTACCTTTTTAATCTTCAACTTGAAGTTAGCACCTTCCCAGAAATCAAATACATTTACTGGTTCCTCATCTTGGAACTCAGGTTGCATTGCTGCAAGAATCTTGTCATGGATTTTCTTACCATACTTATACAAGAATACTTTACCTTCGTTCTCAGGGTGCTTAGGATCCTTTACGACTAGGATGTTGCTGTAGTAAGAGAGTTTTCTCTTTTGCTTACGAGCAGTCTCTTTGTCTGTGTCTTCACCACTGTTCCATAGTCTGCGGTTGACTTCACCTACTGGATCTTTCTCACCTAATGTAGTGAGAGAGTTCTCGATGTACCAACCACCAGGTCCTTGGAATGCGTGTGAATATACCTTTGCCCATGGGATTGTCTCACCATCAGGGGCGGGTAGGAATCTGATTACTGCGTAACCATTTCCAGAAGCGTCAACCTCAGGTTTCCAGAACCTTTCATCAACTTGTTTACCAGTGGAGGACTTCTCTAGTTCTTTCTGTAAGAAAGAGAAGTTGTTCTGGGATTTACGCTTAAGATCTGCGAATGACATTTAGATTACCTCGGATTATTTTAGATTTGGTTTATGTGATGCCCTATCACGTGAACATTATAACAGGCACAGGTAAGGGCGTCAACCCTGTGCCTCTGTTTGTCTTTGCATTGACTCTACCTTTGTCAGCAAGTCATCAAACATCTTTTCAATACTATCACCAGGCTGTGCACCTAACATTATAATTCCCTGTCTCATGGTATCTATAACTGACTTTGCTTCGGGATCATCGCTCAGTTTTGCACGAGCATAGAATATTTTTTGCTTCTCAATCAATGTGATAAGTGCTTCAAAGTATTCCATCTTCCGATCCTTGTCTAATAATATAAAATTCATAGCGGATCTGAAACAGAACTGTTGAAGTTCCATCATCTCTTGAATGTCTCCACGGACGATATCTGACTTAAAGAAACTCATACTAGCATTAGTTTGGCACGACTGGTTTTTTTCATAAAGTTTAATTGCTGTGCCTCGTGACGGAGTTTTTCCTTCAGAGGTTTGCTTATTAATTTATTTACACTATCTAATTCAATCTCATTCAACTCACAGTAGTGGATAACCGAATCAATATAGTTCATTTCTGGATTGTCAAATGCAATCTTCTCCACTTCCTGCGAGAATCTCGCAGCGGTCATAAATTTATCCTCTAATAATTGTTTTTTGTCCATATCGTTCTTGGTATTCGTCGATGTATCCCATCAACTGGATGAAAAATTCTTTCTTAGGTGGTAGTACCTTGACTTGAGTCTCTCCATTTTCACAAGAAACGATTGTAACGATCTGTTTTACTGTCAAACCGTACAGTTCTTGTAGCATACATGCGTACGCTACTTCTTGCACGAAATAATCCTGCAAGTATTGTTCTCGTTTTGGTTCTGCTGCTGTTTTAAAATCTATAATAGACAGCACACCATCAAACTCAGCAATGCAATCAACTCTTCCTGCCAGTTCAAGATGCCTACTATAAAGTGCTGCTTCTTGGAGGTATATATTATTTATCCTATCCAAATCTTGGATACTATGCTGAAACATTAAGACTGGAAGTGGATACTTTCCATACTTTTTCAAGTCTAACTCATTGTTTAGATAGTCTTCTACAATTGAATGATATTTTGTACCTCTGCTGGTAGATCTTGCACAAATATTATCTGCCTTATCTTTACCAACTCGTTCTCGCCATCGAGCAATTGATTGTTTCTTCTTTGCGTTACTATTAATCACAGTAGTGACAGATGGAAACCTATCTCCTTCTGGTGTAGCGTAAAGACGTTTGCCTTCTACCATTGTAGCACACAATTCAATAGGGTCAAGTCCTACGTGATTAAATGTCTTCATAATCCTAGATTAATTTTACTTATTAGATAAGATCTAACAAGACCAGAGCGAACGATATCATCTATACCAAACTCTACCAACGCAAACTCATCCATGTTCTGAATGATACGTTGAAAGTCTAGGATGCCTGTACGTTCATTGTTCTTTAACAAGTCTGTTTGTGCAGCATCACCACAGAATACTATCTTACTATCTTGTCCGACACGAGTGATAATACTATCTAATTCATGGAAGTTTAAGTTCTGACACTCATCAATAATAACAATAGCATTATCTAATGTAGTTCCACGAATAAAACTGGTAGACCAGAACGATATAGTTTCTTGTGCCTTAAGATTATCATACAACATTTCATATGCATTGTCATCAGGCATCTCAAACATAGATTGTACCATCTTTTTATATGGTATCTGATACAATGATGACTTATCTTCATGATCACCAGGTAAGAATCCTATCTCTCTAGTTGCAACAAGAGACCTAACAATATAAATCTTTTCGTATGGTGAGTAATCATCCAGAACTTCTTTAAGTGCTTTGTATAAAGCAACAAATGTTTTACCAGTTCCTGCTACACCATAGGCATAGATCATCTTACCTTCATCCCATTGCTCCCACATCACCTTCTGATTATCAGTTAGTGGTTCAATGTTGAGCATGTACTCTTGACTAATAGGCTTCCTACGTTTCATTTGTTTCGCAGTCATGCCTTGACCTGGTGCTTTATTTGTTTTCTTTTTTACTGGCATATTAGTATCTGTATTTCTCAGTGATAGTTTTGTTGTTTACATGTTGTGCTTTAGGAAGAACTTTATTCTTCATAATGTCTGCCCAACCAGGATGTGTGGTTGCCATCTTATCTCTCCACTCTCCTACCTCACCAGCAGAAGCACATCCTGCTTGCCAATCTTTATCCCAATCGGGATTGTCTTTTCTCCACTGCTCATATTCTTTCATGGTCATGGAGAGTTCTTTCTTCTCTTCGGTTTTTAAATTTTTTACAGGATATGTTGGCATTAATTCCACTCCAATGCTGATGAACAAATAGGAAACTGCTCAATGAATACACGTTTAGCATCGTTAGCGATGTCCATGTGTTCTTTTTGAGTTCCATGTGCACTACGTAAATCTATGTAGTGAATCCAAGAACGTACGCTTCCCGTCATATAGATCTTGGTTGGTGTTGCTAACGGGAGAACAAATCTCGCACATTCCTTTGCAACACCTTCACGTATGAGTTCATTGTATAAGTCAATTCCCTCAGCGAAATAGGCAGCAATCTCTTTCTGTAGGAATGACGTTTGTTTTTCGGGGATATCATCTATACTATTCTGTCTATTCTTTTTATCTTGTCTTCGTAAATCTGGTACAGGTATTGCTCCAAGTAAATTAGTATTTGCATAGCGTTGACTAAACTCTTGGAATGTAAATGATCTGTGTCTTAAAACCTGAGCAGCAATACCTCTAGTTGTTTCTATTTCCAGAGTCATATGTGCCTGTTCAAATACAGACCAGTGTTGATGTTTAATACAATACTTAAGGAGTCCTGCAACGTCAGGGTTTTCCTGATTCTTGGGGTTGCTCACTCTCGCTACGTAACCCATCGTCTCCTCTGCGTTGGGTGTCACGGTTATCAGTTTTACTGAATTCATTATTAAATCCTTTCTTTCTCCTTAGTTTTTTAAGTTTAAGTTCATGCTTTGCATTGTTAAGTTGCTTCTTCATGTAGTGTATTTCTACATCAGAATACAACTGATCTTGTTTAAGTGCTGATTTGATTAATTTGATTTGGTCTTTGAGTCTCATATTCTTTGAACGCTTCTCGTATTCCTTGGGTAGTCTCATGATTTAGAACCCAATCAGTACAAAACTCATAGATATCTTTTCCGAAACCAAATTCTTTTAAAGATAAAATAGCATCTCTTCTGAAACGCATCATCTCATCTGAGTAATTAATCTGGGTATCCATCATCGTCATCTCTCCCTTGTGTATATGTGGAACTGTTTTCGTTGGTGCTGTACGCATCCACGTCAGAGTATACTTCAGATTCTAACACATCTAATAAAGATTGCAAGCTCTTGACGATATTTTTTAACTTACCTCTATCCATATTTATATTAGTAGTATAAGTACTATACCACAAAAAAAGAGGGGTGTCTACCCCTCTACAAGTTTTGCTGGTATTCCATCACCAGTTTCTTTACCTACAAGTTGTGGTAAGAAACCAATCCATTTGTAAGGAGTAACTCCGTTGTTCATCATTTTTGCTACAGCATAATCACACACTAATTTGTCAAGTTTATCAAACAAATCCTTCGCATCCTGACGTTGATCTATAACTTGCTCCTCAGATTCACAACCCTTTGTATAACCAACAAGTTCTGTTGTTTCTTTTGTATCATCACTAACAAACTTTTGCATGTGTATCATGAAAGTATCTTTAATGTAATCAGATTCCTTAGTACACATAACTAATGGATTTGTAGTGTCTTCATTAGTATAAGAAAATTTTCTATCAAGTAACCTATACGCTTCTGACTTTGCTGCGTTTCCAGTAGGAATGTGTCTGACATTAGTTGTTTCTGATTCTAAAATAATAGATGATGCAATCTTAGAAACATCTTTAGTTTTAAACTGATGTTCTGATATGTTTATCCACTTTATAACCTCATTAACATCATCAACTCTATTTCTTTGTGCCCATCTTATACCTGTATTAATAAAGTCTCTTCTTGTAGCTTCATCTGATCTAGCATGATTGTTAGCACTTAGTTGAACATGTTCTTTGACTTCTTGATAGTTAAAACCAGTCTTCAATTCATATATCCATACTGGTGCTATCGTTTCTCCAAGTTCGTCAAGTTTAGTCCATCTATTAAATCCATCCCAAAGATAAAAGTCTCCTAAGTGTAGAACAACTATCAAAGGTCTTTGAGATACATCCCAACCTTGCTCTAGGTCATTCATTTTTAATCTAGTACCACCAGCACGTGCTTCGTTGTGCTCTAGATCAGTTTCTGCTTCTGTCATGTCAAAGAAAGCAAACTTCAAATAATTACAACCCCATAAGACTGGTGGATTGTTGATCACTGCAGTGAATACCTCATTATCTAATAACGAATCCCAATTACCTCCTGCAAAAGGAATAAGGGTTCTAATCTGTGACTTTGCTACCGTCATAATTTACATATTTAATTCTTACATTTATATATGTAAATTTATAAGAAAATAAAAAAAGAGTAGGGGTTCGGTTTCCCCTACTCTTCTCAATTACTGTAGAATTTCTCTACAAATACGTTTGCATTCGTTTTGGTGTGTATCACACTCGATTAGACACTCGTAATAATCATCTAACATATCATCGTGAGACTGGTAGTGATTGTGTTG